CAGAACGACATTGCCCGCACGCTGATGATCGCGCCGAAGCGTTTCATCCTCGAAGCCTTTCGTGGGATCGGCAAGAGCTGGATGACGGTGGCCTTCGTCTGCTGGTTGCTCGGCACGAACCCTGACTGGAAGATCCTCGTGGTCTCCGCGTCAAAGTCTCTGGCCGACGAGTTCTCAACCTTCTGTCTGCGTCTCATTCGTGAGATGCCCGACCTGGAATGGCTCGCACCGGGAGACGATCAACGCGACTCCAAGATTGCCTTCGACGTGAAGCCCGCTCGTCCTGATAAAGCCCCTAGCGTGAAGTCCCTAGGCATTGGCTCACAGCTCACCGGCTCTCGTGCCGACATCATCATCTGCGATGACTGCGAGATCCCCTCGAACAGTCTGACCCCAGGCATGCGCGAGAAACTTAGTGAGCAAGTCAAAGAGTTCGACGCCATCCTGAAACCTGAGCCCCACTGTCGTATCGTCTTCCTGGGCACGCCACAGACTGAAGACTCGATCTACAACAAACTCCAAGCCCGTGGCTACATCTGCCGGATCTGGCCCTCACGCTATCCCGATGCCGACGAAAGGGAAGAGTATGGAACACGACTTGCCCCCTCTATCGCCGCACGACTTGAAGCGGCTGGTGATGGGCTTATTGGAAGCCCAACTGACTCAGACCGTTTTACAGACTTGGATCTACGAGAGCGTGCCCTCAGTTACGGCCGCGCAGGCTATGCACGCCAGTTTCAACTGAGGACCAGACTCTCTGACGCCGAACGCTATCCCCTCAAGGTCCACGACTTCATGGTTCTGGACTGTGACAAAGAGAAGGCACCTGAGAAGCCGATCTGGTGCAACGATCCAGCCTTCCTCCTGAACATCGACCACAACCTGGCGATGGCGGGAGACTTCTACTACCGGCCCATGGCCCTTGTAGGGAACTGGATCAACTACACCGGGATTGTGATGGCGATAGACCCTGCCGGAAGAGGGAAAGACGAAACCGGCTACGCTGTTCTAGCGATGCTGAACGGCTACCTGTACGTGCTTGCGTGCGGGGGGATGCAGGGCGGCTACGATGAACATGTGCTCAGAGCCCTGGCAGAGATCGCTCAAAAGTACAAGGTCAATCACATCATCATCGAAGCCAACTTCGGAGATGGAATGTACACGTCTCTGTTCAAGCCTGTCCTCGCTAAGTACTGGGATGTGACCTGTGAAGAGGTGAAGCACAGTATTCAGAAAGAGAAGAGACTCTGCGACTCTCTCGAACCAGTCATGCAGGGACATCGACTCGTCTTAGACACTTCTCTGATCGAGTCTGACTTCCTCAGCCTTACTCAGTACTCAACAGAGACCGGGTATCAGTACTCTCTGATCCATCAACTGTCTAGACTTACCAGAGAGAAGGGTGCCCTAGTCAGAGACGATAGAGTAGACGCTCTCTCGATGGCAGTCATGTACTGGGTAGAGCAGTTAGCTGCTGATGCTGACAATGAACAGAGGGATCATAGAGCTGCTGCTCTTGATAAGGAACTAGAGAAGTTCATGGATACTGTACTTGGTGTAGATGGAACTAAGAGTGTCTTGTGGACAGAGAGAATGCGGTAAGACTCTGCCTTGACTCTGCCTTGTTATGACCAAGGGTAGAGTACAAGTCTAAGCCTAGCTGTAAACAGAGCTGTGTATAGAGTCTATTCATAGTCTTAATCTTCGCGCGCACGCGAATAGAGTAGAGGGAGAAGGGATGGTCTCATCTCTTCTCTTCTCTCTCAGAGGAGAGGGTATGCCTATTTACGATTTCAAGTGTCGGAAGTGCAGTGGAGTGTTCGAGAAGATTGTCAAGTCAGAGGTGATCGTGATGCCGTGCGAACTCTGCCCACCGAAGGGTCTAGTCTTAGACCACACCAAGCCCCAGGTAGAGATCCCGTATCTGGCAGACAGAATGCTCTCTGTCCCAGGCTCTATTCGGATGGCTGACATGGCGACGTTGAACCGGAAGAGACAGCGGATCACAGAGCCCGTGTATCGCTTCCCTGATGGTCACGTCGAGTCTGTGAACTGATGGTGGATATACTTATCTCCATTGCTATCGGCTCTGCCCTTGGATGGGCGACTGGGCATGCGTGGCTGTGGATCAAGAACAAGACCGGGAGGAAATAATGAGTATTCTGAAGACAACGGTGATCCTTGTGCTAGGCTTCATCATGGGCGTGTGCCTGATGTTGGCGATGCTCCTGGCGAGCGCGGCGATGGCTGATCAAGTGCAGTTCAGAACTGATCAGTACCTCGCGCCGATGTTCGTGGCTCCGCTGGTGATTCAGCCAGCTCCCTGCCAGTTACCGAAGTAAGTACATACCCCCCGCTTGTGGGATAGACTCACAGGCGGGGAAGTATGGTAAACTTCGCACCTCAACCAAGGAGGACACCATGCCCAAACCACTCTTGTTTCATGACATCGACGGTGTGTTGTTCGGCTTCTACGGCCCTGATGACGTGTTCCAGCTCAGGCCGGGAGTGAGCGATTGGCTCAACTGGGCGCACGAGAACTTCGAAGTTGTGTGGCTGACTTCATGGGAAGCAGAGAAGATCATCATGCTGTTGGACGTGCTCTACGCGAAGACTGCGAAGCCCGTGGCCGCGCAGAAGTTTCAGTGCGCCAACTGGATGAACTACGCAGAGAAGACGGTGTGGTTGGAGTATGCGATCCCGCGCCTGAAGGGTAGGGAGTGGTTCTGGATCGACGACATCATCCCGAAGGATCTTGGCCAGCTCGATCCTGAGCGGTGTGTCTTCGTCGAGCCCTATGGGGAGTATGCCCTAGTGGATCTTCGAACCTTCCTTGAGACGAAAATTTTTGAAACGAAAATGTGAGCAGGTAGCGTGCTGTCCTGGGACGCTCAGTTTCCCCGTGTCGGGTGCCATCAACTTGGCAGGTTTGTGCTCACCTGCCAGCACGGGGGGCAGTGGGATTGCCTCAAGCCACGCATAACCCATTGATAAGTGGGCATACCGTGGGGATATTTAATCCCTCGCATGGTTTACAATGACGCGGCCGATGGTTGACAATCCCTCGCTGAATCATTCGCGTGTCTCTGTCTAACACCCTGTAGCGTTATTTTTTCCGATCAGAGCCGTGGTCAGAGTCAAGGCAGAGACAGGGACAGAGCCGATGCCATCCTGTTAACGATATAATCCTCGCCTTGTTTATCCTGTGAACGATATATCCACCGTGTCACATTAGTTGCACGCACTGCTACGTACACTTTAATCCCACATGTGCATCTTATCCGCTTCAGTTGTGTCATTGCCCTGTGCTATTCATGCCATGATGCCTACCGGAGGGATCTAGACAATCGAATACATTCAATGTGTTGACCTATGCCAAGGTGTTGGCACACACATTGCTTTAGTGTATCATCGAAAGTGCGCAACCATCCACACATAGGAGGAATGCAGACCATGAGTAGAACAAGCAGAGACGAGATAAGAGGGGGCTTTGTTTGGAACGGGTTTGACTACAAGCTACAGACCTGGGTTGAAGACTGCATAATCCAACCAGTGGGCAATCGCAGAGACCTTGCGGGACAGAGAATAGACCAAGTAGCAGGGGCAGAGAGACGAGAAGAGTAGAGGCGTTTTTTTAACTGCAACCATCCACAAGTGGATACGTTGCACAACACAAGGGGGGCTAGCACATGTTGAGCAATTCACAGTTACCGACGAGTGTCAACGCAGTGGGCGCATGGGGTGGAGTCAGCGACAAATACAGCTTTCTATCCACTGCCAGCATGGTAGAGGCATTGGGAGCACGGGGTATCCATCCATACAGTGTGAAGGAAAGCCGAACACGCATTGACAGCAAGGTGGGGTTTACAAAACACATGCTACGCTTCCGTCCCGATGGCATTCCTAAGATAGTGGGCGGGGTACATCCTGAAGTAGTTATCACCAACGCTCACGACACGCAGTCTGCTTTTGCTATTGAGTTGGGTTTGTTCCGCTTGGTTTGTTCCAACGGTATGGTGGTCAGCGCGGGAGTGTTCGAATCCTTCAGAGTCCGCCATGTAGGGGCATCCATCGACAATGTGTTAGAGGCAACCTACCGCATCATAGATCAATTCCCTCAAGTTGAGTCTACCGTTCAGCGGATGCAAGGCATTCAGTTGACCGATGGTCAGAGAGAGACCATGGCACAGTTGGCAATGGGCTTGCGTTGGGATGCTGACAAAGTACCCTTTCAAGCTGCGCGTCTTCTGTCTACACGTCGCACCTCTGACGAGGGAAAAGACTTGTGGACGACGTACAACGTCATTCAAGAAAACCTATTGAGGGGGCAGAGCATAAGCCGGTGGGGTAGGGTTCGACACGCTACCGGCTCTTATGATCGGTCAACTCGTGCTGTCCAGGGCATTGATTCAGACTTAACGCTGAATCGTGGTCTCTGGCAGATAGCAGAGCAATACGCTACAGCCTAGTAGCCTTGCTTGGTCAGCCTAGGACTAGACAGTAGCCTAGGCTGACTTGTGGAAGGTTAGCAGGTAGTCAACCAAGGGGGACATATGACGAAAGAGTACAGGGCGCAGATAGACTCCGCAAGGCTACTGACTCCCGCTGAATGCGAACGGCATGCGAACGTCGCACGGCATAACAGGTGCGGATGTCTCGATTGTTTTTGCTGCGCGTGTCTTCACGTTGTACAGCAACGCGAGGAGTCAGAGCGTTTTTGGGCAAGGCGTAGGATGGAAAGGGGGACAGCATGAAGACCGAGACCAAGACAGAGACCGAGACCTATTGTGAAGTGTGCAAGCGCGTGAAGTGGGGACAGTGGCAAGTGTTACCGTTCAGCAAGTGGCGCCACGCTGAATGCTACGGGGGGTCTAAGGAATGGTTAGCGTACTACGCCACGCTGACAAACCCAACACGCGAGCAACGCTACATAGCAGAGGCGCAAGTCAAGACAGAGACCGGGACAGAGACCGGGACAGAGTAGCAGGGCATTTTTTTATCTTTAACCATCCACCTGTAGGAGGTATGCAGCAATGGCAGTTCCAAAAAGGCTACATAGTTTCATGGCGTGGCAAGGTGCGAGCACACTGGACGGCAATCCCATTGCCCTGCTTGTCACGCGAGGCTACAAGGCGAATAAGAAAACGGGGGGGATGATTCAGACCTACATAATCCGCACGGACAAAGACCCTGTAGAGGTGTTGAGGCAAGGCGAGGACAAGTCTATATGCGGGGATTGCCGTCATTCAAGCAAGGCGAACGGGGGGCAAGGTACGTGCTACGTGCGTGTAGACACTGGCGTCCTTCAAGTCTACAGGGCATTCAAGCGTGGACGGTATCCTGCTATCAGCGTGAACGAAGCTAGGGAACAGGTAGCAGGGTACAAGGTGCGACTAGGCACCTATGGTGATCCCTCTGCAATCCCACAAGACGTGTGGACGGCATTCCTCGCCGACGTGTCAGCCTGTACAGGCTACACGCATGGATGGCAGAGGTCAGAGTTTCAATGGTTGAAAGGCTACGCCATGGCGTCTTGTGACACCCTGGCAGAGTACAACCAAGCGCGGTCTGAAGGATGGCGCACCTTTTACGTTGTGCCAAAGGGTACGGGCAAGGTAGCAGGGGCATTCCTCTGCCCTGCTAGTGAAGAGGGGGGCAGAAAGTTGACCTGTAGCGAATGCCTTGCTTGTGACGGTCAACACAGTGGACGGACAGCAAGTGTCTACATTCCTGTTCATGGCGTGGCATTCAAGCAAGCGCGGTTTACAAACAATCTAATCACCATAGGGAGGGTCTAATCATGGTTATCGACTGCCAGTGTCGAACCCAGTTCGACGAGACGTGTCCAGCATGCGAGCAGGAAAACCTCGAACGAGGGATAGAACAAGCAATGCTCCAAGCAGAGAGGGAAATGGAACTAGAAGAGGTTTGCTAGTAGGTAGTTAACCTCTAAGTAGAGGCTGAAACTGTGCCAGGAATTAACACGGGGGAGCAAACATGATGACACCACGCGAGCAGGAGTTGACCACGGCTCTGACCGATGCAAAGTGGGCACTGATGGAATTGTACGACTGGACAGCGTTCCACCTGTCAGCGACCAACTGTAACTACGTGGAGCGCAAGCTAGAGCGGATCAGGGCAGTACTGAGAGGGGAGAAGTAGCAAGCAACAGCCCGTTCGAGGGGTACGTCTCCCACCCTTCGGAACTATAGCGGGACAGACAGGGAGCCGGATACAATGCAGTCACAGGAGGTATGCACCATGCGAGCTAGCAAAAGTCAGTACAAGGTAACCGTCAGCGTGTACGTCCACGGAAACAACGCACGGCACGCCGCGCACATCGCCAAAGGTGTGCTGCAATCGAAGGATGCCCACGTTGAACGCTTCATAGTAGAGGAGCAGCCGATAATCCAAGTGCTCCCACGCTTTGCTGTGGATCTGTCCAAGGAAGCTGGCGAGGAGGGCTACCAGGAAGTGATCTAATCTAGCACAGAGCGGCCTGGTGCTCAGGCCGTTCGATGGTAGACTAGAACAGCAAAATGTAGTCCACCTAATTAACCCAAAGGAGGTAGTTCGATGGAACTAGCAAAGGTTCAACGGTTTGCATCTCTCACGGTTGCGGGTCTTATCCTTGCAACGGTAACAGGCTGCGTCAGCTACGATG